CGTTGTCGGTCACGCACTGTTCAAGTCGGGCAACGCTCACCTCAATTCGATTGGCTGACTGCTCGATTCGTTGAATCGCCATCCATTGATCGCGCTCTTCGCCGTGTCCGTTTGGCATGTTCGACCCTGTACGCATAATACAGGATGAGCGCCATTAGCATCGCAGCAATACCGCTAATGGCTAAACATCCTGTCCCATAGACTTGACTTGATTTCCGGCTCGTCTCCGTCAATATCAGGGGTCACCACAGAGCCGGCCTGCAACATCACCCGGTTGTCAGACTTCACGAAAGTTCCGGATGAATCCTTGACATAGATGTACGCATCAACGTCCTCTGCGAGCATAACCGGCTGGCGGGAGGATACCCTTAGCACGCGCGTCCCGCACCCTCCGTTGAATAGCGTCAGCCCAATCAGTATCGAGAGGAATAATTTCCGCTTCATCTCTCAGACTCCCCGGAGAAAATAGCCACTTGACTAGAGCAAAGATGACAGACGCGATCACCTCACTCATTCGGCTTGGCCAGTTCAGCGGCAACCTTTACGTTCTCGCGGCTCTTGATGTATCCGAGCTGCACAAGGGTCGCGCGGAACAAAGAGATCGCCTGCAAAATCGCGCCGGAAAGAATGAGCGCATTGCCGGACATATCCAGACTATTCACTACGCCGCCACCAACCTCCAGCAAGAACCCCAAAACAACGCCGATAATGGCCCATACTTTGGCGCTGGACGCTTCTTTGAGCTCCGTGGTCTGTTCACCCGGCTTCACGTTTTCAGAATCTCCTGCGGCCATTTTTTTCTCCTACAAAACAACTCTGACATAGGGGGCAAGCAGCATCGCCACCACTGGCGTAATTGCCGCTTGGCTCATCCCAGATCCCTTGGTGTAGCTGTACTCACCTAGTTTTTCACTCGAGACTCCAGCCTGTGAGTCGCCGGCAGAATAGGCGCTCAGAACGACCTGAATCGTAGCCTCCTGAATCGCGTCTGGAATCGTCGCGTATCCTCCCCGGTACACAACGGTCCAGTTCTGATGCCCCCGGATGAACGTCCCGAACGACGCCGCCTCGTCAAAGTCATACATCAACTTTCCGGAGGACGCATCGAACCGCAGATCCGAAGACGCAATAACTGTCTGAATGCCGCCCGACTCCGTCACTGTCGCGGACGTTACGGATACGATCGGATAGTTCCAGAGGTACAGAAATTCCAAACCAGTACCGTCGTACGTCTCCGTGTAATCTGCCAGGGCAAACGTGCGGCTGCAATATCCCTCGACGACAGACGAGGCAGCATCTAGCAAATAACCAAGGAGGGTGTCGTCAACGTTCGCAAGCGCTGAATGCTGCTTGGCTCGCGCGGTCGTAGTCAATGCCATTAGGTCAGCTCCCGCCAAGTCATGCCGCATTCAATATCGACGGCTGAACTACCCGCAATGGGGCGCGCGCACAGAACAATAGCGTCAGGAGTACCGGCGATATTGGACCCGATGCGTAATGCATTCCCGATTTCTGCGGCAGTGCTGCCAGACGCACCAGAAGGATTGCCTCCGCTCTCTACATAGCCACCCTCAATCGCATAGCCTCCGGATGCTGTCGCTCCGGCTCCTGCGCTCTTGGCTACCTGCACGGCAGAGCGCGAAACATCTGCGTAGGTGAATGTGCCTGTAATCGTAGGATCGTAGACCAAGGACCACTCGACCTTATGACTCGCAGTGTGCAGCTGCATGGCAACGCTCAGGATGTCAACGACCTCGCCAATATACGCAGACTTGAGCTTGATCCCCATCAAGGCATACAGTTGGTTTTCTGTCGCCATGTCAATATGCGTGCCGGCTGTGCTTGCCCACCGGATAATTCCGAGATCGTTTTGCGCGCCCTCGGAAATAACGGTCGAACAAATTTGCGTAATCGTTGCTGCTGCGCCAGTGCCGTCGTTACTAATTTCGCTTCTCAACGGAAGATTTGGCGTTGACATATAGACAACGCTTAGGCTGTTTGCGTTGAGGAATTCATGGGCATAGATGATTTCGCCATCAATCACGAATCCCATGCGTACTCGACCGACTCCTAGCCACTCATAGTCTATTGCCAAAATGTTGGTTTTGGTCAAGTCGAGCGTATACCCTGAATTGCCGGAACCATCCAGTGCATCTAAGCTCCATGAAGACTGTTCAACCGCATTATCGACCGCAGCGCCGGAGGTATATGTGCGGCGCACGAACCGATATCCAGTTCCATTGTCCTCGACAAACAAACCGTTCGATTCGTCAAACATGCCTTCGCGTTGCGTAATGCCAGACGTTGTTGCGTGCATCTTAAAGGACATGAAAACCAGCATGGACTTTCCGGGCTGGTAGTTGAAGCGTTGTCTTGTCTGCCTGACTCGCGTTCCTGCTGTCGTTGCGCTAACCGTCAATGTCTGTTTCGCTTCGTCGTTATCGTATGCGGTTGATGTTCCGCTCCCAGAAGTCTCCTGGTTGTCGAACAACAATGGTTGATTTTCTACAGACGCAGCGAGGTCCGGATCGTCAAAGATGTTCTTCGCATCGAACAGGGTTTCAGGGTTGCTTACCCGCAGCCGCCCGAATGAGTCTAGGTTGGCGCCTCCGCATATGACAGTCTTAATCGCTGACGTTGCGGGGCATTCATATTTCGGAATCAAGCTGCACTCCTAAAGAATCGGGGGTCTGGTTCGACCCCCATCCCATTACGGCCCACTACTGTCTGTACTGCTGCTGCTCGCACTGCTATAGCTCGATGTAGAGCTCGAGGAACTGTTAGACGCAGACGACTCCGACGAACTAGATGAAGACGACTCCGACGAACTAGACCAATTGCTGCTGCTGGACTCAGACGACTCCGAGCTGCTCGAACAAGACGAAGGTGAACTACTCGATCCAGACGATTCAGAAGAACTAGATTCCGACGAGGACGACGAGGACGAAGAACTAGCTCCCGTGCCTCCTGTCGGCGCATCCGGAATGTTCTCCGATGTCTCGATCACGGTGACACGCTTACCGGCCACAGATGTGATCGCATAGATAGCCTGTTGCGTCAGGTTCCTCTCTCGACAGAACTCGTACATCGTACCGCCAGCCCGAGTTGCCACGGTCGCAGGCTGCAAGATGATTCCTTGCCCGTCCACAACTGCCGTCTTGGTGTCAATCGTAATCTGCGTATCGCTTGCGTTCTGAATCGCCAAATACCGACGATACGGATTAGCCTTCGCGATCAGTGTCGAAGCTGTATGCACAGTCAGCGAGCGTACAGTCAGGTTATGCGCTTTCGGTAGTGATTGGCTCATAGTGCGCTCCCTGCGAAAGAAAGGGGGCAGGGCGAACCATACCCCCCGTTATACGCTACGCTTAGCTCGAGCTGGAACTCGAGGAGCTTGCACCGCTCGCGTCGCCGAGGAGGGCAAAGCAAGACTCGCCGAGCGGCTTGCCACCGATCCAAAGCATGACGCGGTAAGTCACGAGCCCCTTATCGAAGGCGTAATGCTCCGACATATCGATGCTCACATCCGCGCTCATTGCGACGCCGTAGCAAGAGAAGTCACCGAAGATAACGTCTCCACGGTATCCGAGGTTGCTCAGCACCATGCACTTGACCAACTCGCTGCCGGCAATCGAGGGAAGCATCCCCTGCTGCCATCCCTGGTCAACCGTACGCATGACCGGGCGCCCGTTGCTATCGTCAAGAGCAGCCACGTACTTCATGGCTCCGTTAGCGCCAGCCTTCATCAGCAGGATGCCACGGTCCATTACACCCTCGTCCACCGTGAACTGAAGGTTGACGATGTCGGTGTAGCTGACCTGACTGGCCGTCTGCCGAGACACCACGTTGACACCGTTCGTGATGCTCGCATTGATGTTGATTCCGGTCGGCTGACCGCTACCAGTCCCGTTGATGATCGCGTTGCTCACTTCGCGACTCACGGCGCCGCGCATCATCGAGGCGAGTTCGGCCTCGAGACCAACGGCATTCTCGCGCAGCTCCTTGGTACTGACCTGAGCAAGCGCGCCGAGACGATACGTGGGAACAGTGACCTCCGTGAATACAGGGTTGTCAGTACTGACCGCCGTATCCTCACCTCCCCAGGCAACCGCCACGCCGTAGGGGTTGGTGCTCTGCGTTACGCGGGGGAATCGAACGGTCCCGGTAACCGCACGCTTGACCCAACAGCGATCCATCAGCCGATCAGTGATCTGAGGGATTTTGAACAGCTCAGGCACAAACGCATTCGGCACCAGCGAACCGCCACCGCTGGCCGTACCGCTCGCGTCCTCCACGACGACAGGATTGGCACCCTTGCTCAAGAACGTATTGTACAAAATGTGATCGCGGATGTAGCTCGGGACAAGAATCCCATCCTCGCCGCCCTTGCTCACGGCGTTCACGACGTTGTCGCCGTGCTTCTGCGCAAACGCAGCCAGACCGCTCTTGCCTTCGAGCATGTAAGCGCGGGAGGCTTCGTCCTTCTGCTTCTGCTCGCTCACACGATTGTCCCCGGCTTCGATCTTGACATCCGCAAGATCCGCAGCCTTCGCCTCAAACTCAGCCATCTTGTTCTCCCGATCCTTGGCCTCGGCTTCTTCTGCCGCGACCTTCTTGGCTTCCTCGATCTCGGCAAGCGCAGATTCAAAGTCTGCCTTCTTCGCCTCGATCTTTTCGCGGATTACGGACTTCGCTTCCGTGTCCGCTTCCTTCTCCTTGGCCGCAAGACTCTGAATCTGCTCATTCAGCTTCTTGGCCTTGGCGATAAGTTCATCCATGCCTAAAATCCTTCTGCTTCCAATTCCAGCTTCGTGATTTTCCGCAAGGCATCCCTGGCGATGTCTGCGGCTGATGGACCTGTTTCAACGGGGTCGTCCGCGACTACAGGATCCGGCTCCGGAGCGTCCGCAACGTCCTTCCCATCAGGAGCGCTTTCGACTTCGGGTTGTTCTGGTTCCGTCTTCATTGATTCAATCTCCTGCTCCAGCTTTTCGATCTTGCCACGCAGCTCGGCCACTGCGTCAATACTCTTTGCCATTGCGGTCGTATATTCGTTTGCCGGTGTCGGCGTGATGGTAACTTCGTACAGCTTGCACGCCGTAAACTCGCGGCCACCGTTTTCCAGCATTTTGACACCCTGCGGCAGCGGCAGGAAACCGACAGATGCGCCAAACGCCTTCGGGCTTGCCTGAACCTTGTTGCGCGTCTCCTGCGCCATCTGCGCATCGTACAGCGCCGCCTTATACCGCAATCCGATCTCGTCTTCCCACGCCTCTTTCAGCTCTCCGATCGCCTCGCCAACGGCGCCGCCATGCGCGAAGTGGACCGCCATCAAAAGAACCTTGCCGGCTGGGACTCGCTCGCGGCACGACACCGCAAACGCTCCGCGCCGCATGATATCACCATCGAGATCTTCAACGTCCCACACGGACGCATAGCCCTCAATAGAGCCATGCGGGTACATCTCTTCGGCCTTGCCTACTATCAGTCGTGCGTCAGGAGACACCTTGCAAAGCTGAGTAGTCATGCTCTTTCCTATCGCTGGCTCAAACTTGATCGGCGCGTAGTCGTGTTCATTCAACCACTCACGCGCCGCCTGCTCTGTGTAGCGGCTCGCATCAAATCTCAGTGCCTGTAGTTCTGTCTCTCCGTTGCTTTTGAGAGGACCGCCTAAGCCTCTGATTCCATCCTCTTCCCAAAGCTGCTTGATGCTCTCGAAGTCTTCCGGCTCTCGCAGTCGCGCAGCATGTTCGTTTTTGTATGGCATCGCTCTACCTATCTATCGGTCAATCCATCAGGCTGGACGCTGACACCTCATACCCGCCACTCTTCTTTCCCGCGGTCGGATTGCGGTGCATCGAAGGAGGCAGACCGTCTGTGCTCACGACAGCGCGCTTCGTGCATCGACAGCCCGGATGAAATGGCGGCATGTCCTGGTTGTACCCATGCGCATCGATCAACCGCACTGCGTCCTCCTGCGAGACGAACGGAACGCGCGGAACTCCGGTCGGATTGTCCGAAGAATCGTAGACCTGGCATTTCTCGCAGGCGTCTTCCGAAATGACAGGCACCCAACCGGCAATACCGGCGCCCTCCGCGCTAATGACTTCGGCAGCGTGTACCGCTTCGCTCGATTCAGTCACCGCAATGCGGCGCGCGCGCCACGGAGCCATGTCCTCGAACTCGTCGAGGATGGCCTGTTGCAGCGCCGGAATTGTGTTCTCGCCATAGACGCCAGCCTCTGCGAGAGCCTTGCGTACCTTGCGGAGCCTAGCCTCGACCATGGTTTCCGTTGTGCCGGTCGTGGTCTCTACGATGCGCATGTACTGTTGTTTGATGCGCGATTCTGTCAGCGGATTGACTACATCATAGGCGCTAGGAATGCGGTCCTCTGGATACATCTTCTTGAGGGTCTCTGTCACGACATCATCCCATATCGCTGCAAGGCTGACTTGTACGGCAGGATTGAAGCCCTTCTTGACCTCGCTCCAGTCAACCACGCCCTCCTTGACGAACATCTTTGCAACCTCATCCTTCTGGCGGTCGAACTCCTTGCGGACCTCTGCCGCTAGCTTGTCGGAGCCTGGATACTCTCCAATCGGAGGGTCGTCAGCCGGAACCATCTCCTTGCCCACAAACCGCGCGGACTTTTCGACAGGCTCATTGATAAACGTGATCCCGGCGCTGCCCAACATGGACTCAGCCTGTTCGTGCGACAAATTGAACATCACTACCAGCTGTCCAACCCCCGCGTCCCTCGGGAGCATGCCGTCTGCTACTGACTGCACGATCTGAGTTGCTGCTGTAATCTGCGCACCGTTCAGTACTCGATCTTCTGTGACCTCTCCGGCAACCTCCCCTGCCGCATCCTCTGTGTCATCGGCCTCGACGACCTCAAGCCCGTTCATTGCGCGAGCTTCCTGCCTGTCGATGATATCCGCATTCAGAAGGACCACGGACTTGTTTGCGATCGCAAGGTCATCTTCGGCAAGTTCGCGGATTCCCGAGGTGTCGAACCTAAATGAAAGGTTCTTGTTCCCGCGCATTCGGAACAAACCGCGAGTCAGTTGACCAGCGATGAATCGCCACAGACCGGCCATGGTTTCGAGGTAGAAAGATTTACGGGCCGCGTCATAGTTCGCGAACGTGCCGCGCCGCAAGCCGATTTCAGAACCGATGACAATAGGAGGCACGCCGAAGATCATACACAGCCGAGTCTCTGTCAGGCCGCTCAGAGCCTCCATGTTGATGTCGTTGATCTCAACGCCTTTGATTTCCTCAATGGAGGGTGGCACCAACAACAGCTTGCCGCGACTCTCGTTGCCGCCACCGCTAGAGGCATACATGGCGTCTTTGATCTGCTGCACTTGATCGGCGGTCATCGGAGACTTCATGCGACCGACCATGCCGGGCAGGTTGCGGTTGGCAAGCATCTCTGCAGTAATCGCAGACTGCTCAAGGTCAATCTTAATGCGCCTCGCGGCTGCATTCAGCGGGGAGACATATTGCAGATAGCAATTAGGGTCCAGGTACATGATGGGAAGAATGTCTTCCGGAGGAACGTGTTTCGGCACGCCCTGAGTCGTTGCAAGCTCATACCCCAAGAGCTTCGGCCCGCTACCCTGGACCGTGACGGTATTGGTCGGCAATGGCACAAGACCGGAAACCTGACCGTTCTCGCCAATCAGAGAAAACGCGGCTCCGGTCAGGCTAAGCCGTTGTACGATCAGCCGAATCAAATCTTCGTAGGCATAGAACTCATTGTCGTAAAAGAGACTGAGCGCTTCGTCTGCCTCTGCCGATTCGCTGACTACCGAACCGTCTTCCGTGGCCTCATAGACCTGTAGCGGCGCCTCTGCTGCCGTAGTCGCAAGCTCCTGTACGCACGCATAGACAATCTCTAGCTTGCTGTAGTACTGCGACATTTCGCTTGACTTCGCAGTGCCGAACAGCGTGGCCGAGTCTGTCCATCCGCTCGCCAGTGAGGTCCAGCCGGTTTGACCGATCGCGCTAACGCGCTTGGCGACGGCATCCAGGATGTTGGTTCCAGGTTTGCGCTTAGGCAGGAAGTTCATGCGGGATCCTCATAGCATGATCGCAGATTGTTCGAGGTCAGGTACGGCAAAGGTCAAGGCGAGCGCGTCCGCGAGGTCAGGCGAACGGTCCATGCGCTCGCGAATCTTTGCTTTCGCTTCCAGCTTGATCTGACCGCGAGATGAATATTCAATCATCGGCGCAGCAGCCTCGCGGAGGATGTCTCGATACTGTCCTGGTATGCGTAACTTACGTTCCCCGTTCGGATCAAGTGCGTCCCTCATTCTAAAGTAACATTCTGCGCGACGGTTTAGGAATCTGTCTTTTTCCAGCGCCGCAGAGCCAAAGTTAATCGGCTGCACGGCATAGCCTTGCTCTATCAGTCTATCGGTCACTCCCCCGCCTAAGCCGCAATCGTCAATAAAGACAGCCTCCGGAATGACATCTCCGGATTCAATGGCGCGAGCTATCCGTCCGGCTGTAGACATTAGATCCTGACCGGAAAACGACTCGACAGACATTACGCCAGCAGCATCCCGATACACAAATGCAGTACGGTCGCCACCCTGCCGCGCAACGTCTACGCCTAGCCTGGTGGTGCCCATGCGATCTATTGGTTGGTCGGTGGTGACGGCGTCAAACCATGCGTATGGTATCAGGCTGCCAGCATCGTCAGGGAACTCGCCGAGAATCCGCGCCTGATAGGTAGGGCTTCCCTCGCCCCATTCGGCGGCCTGTGCCTCAACCCAATCAGCAGACGCGAGGCCAGGAATCACCTCCTTGCCGGCCTGGACGTTTGGCGAGTCGAATGTCGATATGTGCAGCGTCTTCCACCGCTGCGACCGGAAGGACTCGAAGAACGGTCCCTCTGGACGAAGCGGATTGCCGATGTACAAGACCTTCGACAGCGATGACGAACAAAGCCCTTCGATTGCATTGGCGATATCGACAGTCAATCCACTAGCCTCATCGACGACCACCAGAACGCCGCGCGGCGTACGGAAGCCGCTGAAATTTTCGGGTTGGTCTGCCGAGACGCCGAACGCTCCCCATTGATTCCGCAGCTTCCATTCTGTGTCGAGGCAAACGCCGCCGAGCGACCTGGACGGAGGTAGCGCAGCCAGGATGCGCTTCAACTCCGGGAACAGCGACCGCCTGACTCCTCGCCACGATGAGGACGTCAGGATGGCATAACCACCACCGCCCATCAGGTATGCGATTGTCGCTAGAGCCGCTGTAAATGTCTTGCCGACACCATTGCCGGAGCGTACGGCGACTCGCGGATAGTGGTTGAGCAGGCGCAATGCCTCAGCCTGCTTGCTCCATAGCTGTACGCCTAGCCAGTCGGAGCAAAACCCGCAGTAGTCAGCGAAGACGTACCTGGCAAAGTCAGCGTTCATTGTTAGTTCCGATGCGAGTAAAATCCGGCATTAAATATGCCTCTATGGTATATTTCAGGTTAAAAAAGAGGCGACGAATCGCCCCAACTATCTGCGCTTTAGCCGCGTCCAGTATCCCTGTCGGTCCGTACGCGCCATCGGAACCAATCTGCCTCTTGCGGCTAGCCGTATCGCTTCATCTGTACGCTCTCGTCTTGCGCGCTCTAGACCTCCCATGTCGATGCCTCGCTTGATGCGTCTTGTTTGCTGTCTTCCGTCATCTCGATCAGTAGCTCGATGCAATGGATTGCCTTACGCAGGTCCTCGGTGCCTCCCTTGTTCTGATACCTCGATACGTACTTGATCGCATTGCCCGCCAAAAACCCTATGCCATTGCGCGTAATGTACTCGGCTGGCTGGATCGCCATGTCCGTGTAATGCGATCCTCCTACCTGTTTATCGGTTGCATCCATGTGATCTCCTATGGCAAAAGTTCCTCAAGGTCAACTCCACGCTCCTGCATTATCGCATGGAGAGTTGCACGCCAATCCGTGGCAGCATGACGGAGATCGACGTTTTCACTGTACTTTAATACGTTCCTAAGTTTGCAGTCCATGGCATGCAGCACCAGAAGGGCGTCCTGCGCGCTCAACATCTGCATCAAGCGCAGGTTTTCTTCTCTGCCCTCTGGTGAGCCGTCGATCTCAAAGTCTATTGTGACTCGCATTGGCTATCCTCCCGGCAGTCCGCACACAACGTCTTGATCCAGCCGCCCTCTGTCGTAACTCCAAAAGCACTGCCGCACTCTTCGCAGATCTCGCTACTGAGGTCTTCCATGCGCTCAATCATGTCAAGAAAGTCGTCGCTGCCCTGCGCGTCCATTCGCAGCGTTCCCCACTTCTCCTTGACCGACACTATCCTGTCGTGCTCTTCGGCGGCACGGCACGCCAGCCGTACCAGTAGCTCCCATCCAGGACCTACCTGCTGCGCCAGTGTGTCTTCATCGGCGCGCGAAATCATCGATCACCTCCCGGCGCAGGATGCGTTCCCGGTGGCTGAGAAAAATAATGCTGAGCATTGTAAAACGGGCTTTCGGATGCGGCCCATTCATCCGATACGCCAAAACTGACTTTTATCGCGCCGTCTGCGTCCATTCGATAGAACATGTCACAAGCAAATTCCCAAACCATCGTCTCCCCACCACGCGCCCACAACAGTACCGTCTGTTCGGGAGTCAACTTCAACCCCGGCAGCGAGCCGTCTGCATTGGGTTGGATGGCAAGATCCTCTAGGCATTGTCGCTCACTGATATTGGGATAACTGAGCCATGCTTGACCATGCCAGATCAGCGCAGCCCCATCCTCACGCCACTCCTGCCGCCAAAGCATCCGCGCATACTCCTCCGTCCACTCGCCACACTCGACCAGTTCGGCCAGCGTGACGAGTTGTGACGGCTGAGGTTCGCTCCCATTGTCATCCTCCATCATTTCCAGCACGGCACGACAGAGAGCGTTAAGCAGCATGCCCTTCTGTCCGTGCTGTGCGCCAGTTGCTCCTAGCTCGATCCGTTTTCGGTCTTCGTCGGTCATTGCTCAATCCTCCTTCAATCCACCACCCGCAGACGGTTCCACGACTTCACCGCATCCTGCTCGGTTGCTGATTCTGATCCTGAAACTCCACAGTCACCAAGGCACTCTACATACCAGACTCGATCGCCATTCCAGGATATTGCGTCCGATCTCCCACCGCACACCGGACATGGTCCCGGCTCTTCCGGCTCCGGTTGCCGCTCGATACGAGTCAGATGCCAAGCATTGCCGTCACGCAGAATGTCGGCGACGTTCTCGGGCGTCGCTGGATACCAGCCGCAACTGCGCCGTGATGGGGACCATTCAACCCGCCGCCCCTCGCTTACCGCCAGCGCCAGCGATAGCGCAGGGTTGCGGCAATCGCTCAGCAGGATCCAGTCAGCCTCCATTGTCGTCGCCCTCCGGTCGCAGTATAATCACCTGTTCGGCTTCAAGAACGCGATCCAGTGTGTCTTCATCGTCTTGCCGCTCTTATGCCCGAAAAGCGGCGGTACTGGCGACAACGGCAGAATATCCTTCACGGCGATGCGGCATTCGTTCCATTTGAAGATGAGCGTTCCATCTGGCCTCAGTACGCGGAAGCACTCCGCGAATCCACGGCGCAGCATGTCGCGCCAGTCGCCAGTAAGCATCCCGTACTGCCTAACGATCATTCCCGTTGTTGCCGTCTGTCCGGCGATGTGCGGCGGGTCCATGACTACCAGCGCGAACGTGTCGTCAGGAAACGGCAGGTCGGTGAAATCTGCCAGAATATCCGGGTCAATGTAGGCCGTCTTTGTGCCTGACGGGTATTTCGTGCACCATTTCTCGCGCCGCTTGTCCACGTACATCGCCAACGGGTTGCGCTTGTCAAACCACATCCCACGCGGCCCGCAACATACGTCCAGGACGGGCGGGTATTCTTTGTCATCACTCATTTGCCACCTCCATCTTAAGCCGAACAAGACGTTCCAGAGGACGGCTTACAGCCGCCTCTGAACTCATCGTTGGCAACACTCAACGTATCCAGTGCCTTGCGTACCACATCCCTATCCGCATCACTGCCCCGGATGCACACGTTGCCCTCTGGGTCGCACAGGACCGCAACCAGCGCCTCCCGTGCGTCCATCATACGTTCGACTGCCTCGTCCAGCAGGTTTTGGTGGTCGCCGGAACTCAGTCGCCAGAAGGCGTTGCTGTCGTCGCTTGCCATGTATTCGTTCAGCCTCATATCGTCCTCCATTATGTTGCCAACAAGAGCATTGAGAGTGACGGCTTACAGCCGCGCCTCATGCTCGGCGTTGGCCATCAGCACTTCTTCAGTCTCGCGGCAAGCCTCATACGGATCACACGCCTCAGCTAAAGCCAGCACGGCTGGCTTCCACTGCCTCCACCATTCCAACGCATTATCAGCCATGACCGCTATTGCCTGATCTGACGACCCGGCCCACTCTGCCGATGTGTGGTACTGGCATCCGATACGGATGTGCTCGCGCTGGATATGGCACCATCCCCACGGAGACGCTAGGATCGCATCCGTAGGCGGTAGTAGGGCTTCTCGCAGGTTGGCGCATCGCAGGTCTACGCATCGCAGGTCTGCGCGTCGCAGGTCTGCACATCGCAGGTCTGCACATCGCAGGTCTACGCATCGCAGGTCTGCGCGTCGCAGGTCTGCACATCGCAGGTCTGCGCGTCGCAGGTCTGCATATCGGAGGTCTACGCATCGGAGGTTGGCGTCTCGCAGGTCTACGCATCGCAGGTTGGCGCATCGCAGGTTGGGACGCTCACCACTATCCTGTCCCGCCTGAACGATACGATTGACATCATCTCTATCCATATCATAACCCCTCCACATAATCGACGACTGGCCGGGATTCCCCACTCCGGCATCCACTCTGTACCTCTTAGTCAGCGCCTGCTCCAGCGTCCGGACTTACGCCATCCCGATGCGACGGGTCTGACTGCCGGGGTCGCCATTGTCTACCGGCCCTCGCATGGGCCGCAGTCGTCGAAATCAATCCACTAGCCGCAAACGGTTCCAAAGCTCTATCGCCTCGTCAGGGTCGCTAGATAGCGGGCCGCGTAGACCGCAAATGCATTCGACAGAGCACATATCTCCGTCAGAAGTCGGGCCGCGATAGAGGACTCCATGTCCCTCTAATGGGCTGCCGTAGGTAGCCCCACACACCGGGCACGGTCCCGGCTCTGTCTGCTCCGGGCGGCGCTCGATGCGGATGTGTGACCACGGTCTGCCATCTGCGACATACTCCCATGCGCGATAGAGGCAATTCGTCCATCTGACCGGCGAAGTTCTGCACTCCACCCGCCGTCCATCATGCAGCGCCTCAGCTAAAGCCAGATGCGGATTGCGGCACTCGCTCAGTAGGATCCAGTCAGTCTCCATTGTCGTCGCCCTCCGGTCGCAGTCATCGAAATCAGCCCACCAGCATTGGCCGCCCACAGAATGGGCAAAATCGGAACCCGTTTTCTGATGGGCCGTCGTTATCAAAACAGAACAGCAGCCCGCATCCAGATTGCCACGTACCATCGTCGTCTTGGCACCACCTGCAGCTATGCGGACGGTGCCTGCACTTGGCCCCTTGCACAATCAGCCCGCAAACATGACACACCCTGACCATTGTTGCCTCCCTCCCTCAATCCACCACCCGCCGCCTACTTGTCAAATACCTGTTGCCTCCATCCAGCTCAACATCTCGCGCCATGTCTGCGCGTCACACTCCATGCCCAGGTAGTCGTCGCCATGCCGCTCTGCGTGCTCTACGGCCTCGCCCAAATCACGGCGCAGGAGATTGCGAGTCTGATCGTCAATCTTGTCCCAATGCCTGCGGATCCAGTCGCATACCAGCGACGGGGCATATGTGCAGCGCCCAATGGCATAGCGCATTGCTGCCAAAATGATGAAGCCTGTGTCTCGGTCGTGGTCCATTCCTACCCTCCTATAGGTCCGTCAATAGGTCCGCTCCACTCGGCGCCCACAGACGGATAGATGCGCCAGTCTAGTTTACTGGTTTCCTGCCTCCGTGTCCAGCAGTAAAGATATGTAGAGCACGATCCGGA